TCAAAATGGTTTTGTGTATGCTGCTGGTGTAAACAATAGAATGCGAATAAAAATGTCTAATTGTGCCATCGTATCATCACAACCCGGATATGCTAATGCGGCAGTAATATTCAACAATTTAAGTACTAATAATGCAGCCTACTCTCAAATTGATTTTTATGATTGTATTTTTGTTGGCTTCAAGCGAGACATAACTGCTGGCGGTGGCGCGGGAAATCATACTTATACAAGATGTAAGTTTTATTTGTCAGAGGCAGAAACTGTTGCTACCAGTGAAATTCAGCCCCTTCTTTGGCCCGGAATTGATTATTTGTATCCGGGAAGTCCAATCGTTGATGCTAATAGTAATAACGGTGTATTTCCTGACATTTTTGGTAATTCTCAACAAGGAAACGCTGATTTTGGTGCTCAAGAACTTATGACTGGAGTATATTTAAGAGAACCAAATGCACAGATGCCTCTTACTAGCGGCATAATAAGAAATTCTTTGAGTACATAAAAGTGTGTTATAATATATGCATACCCCAAAAAGGAGCGAAAAATGGCAATAAAAGGTGGACCAACTATACTGTGTAGCATTTCTACAAAAGACAGATATGATATTTTACCTTTGGCAATTCAATCTGTTTGTTCTCAAACTCTGACTCCTGATAAACTTGTTATTTTTGATGATGGTGCTCACAAAGATATAAGAGAAATAGATACTTATTCTTATTTGCTTAAACTTTTGGATAAGAAAAAAATTCTATGGGAAGTTGTTTTCAGTAATGGTAAAGGTCAACACCATAATCATCAATTGGCTAATAGAATGGGGTTTGATCTTGTTTGGCGTTTGGATGACGATGAGTTTGCAGAACATGATGTTTTAGAAACGTTGTATTCTCATATGAAGGAGGGCGTTGGTGCAGTGGCTCCTGCTGTGATAATGCCCGGAGGAGAATATAAAGGTGGAACAAACAAACTTGAGGATATTTTTCATACTCCAAACCTGCAGTGGGCTAGCAATCAGGGAGTTTTTGAAGTAGAGCATTTATATTCTTCTTTTCTTTATAGAGCAGGAGTTGTTGATTTCTGTACAGAATTGTCTCCTGTAGCTCACAGGGAAGAAACTATTTTTTCCTATGAATTATTTAGAAAAGGGTATAAACTAATTGTTGATACAGATGTTGTTATTTATCACTATAGACAAAAGACTGGTGGTATAAGAAGTCACAATAATGAATGGCTATATGAGCATGATGAAGGAGTTTTTAAGAAAAGGCTAATTGAGTGGGGGTATAAGCTTATTACTCTAAATTGTGGATTAGGAGATCATTTTGCCTTTTCTAATGTGCTTCCTAAGATAATAGAAAATAATGATAAGATTATTTTAGGGTGTTGTTATCCAGAAGTGTTTGAAGATTATAAAATAAAAACGATTCCTGTAGGTGCTATAGAGAAGGTGAATCCTGAAAGTGTTTATGCATGGATGACATTGAACAAGTGGAACAAATCAATAGTGGAAGCATATTCTAAAATGTATGGGGTGGAATTATGATAGTACTTTCTCCTTATTCAAAGCAGCTTAGAACAAAAAAAGAAAATCCAAAGAATTATCCTTATTGGAAAGAACTTGTTGATAAACTTGGTAAATTTAACACCATTGTTCAAATAGGGGTTAAGGATGAGGTTGTGTTGGTTCCCGAATGTCGTTTTAATATGCCCTTAAAAGAAATCTCTGCAATTATTAACTTATGTGATTTTTGGGTTTCTGTTGACAATTTTCTTCCTCATTTGGCTAATAAGCTTGGGAAAAAAGGAGTTGTCCTTTGGAGTATATCAGATCCAAAGATTTTTGGATATAAACAGAATGTAAACATACTTAAAGATAGATCTTATTTAAGAGAACGTCAGTTTGAGATTTGGGAACAGGCAGAATATAATATTGATGCTTTTGTATCTCCAACAGTTGTTGTAGAAAGACTTAAGATAGAGGGTTTAATAAAATGATAATAGTAATAGATATAAGCGAGGCTGGAAAATATTTGTTTTTTGGGAGCTTGTTGGTTAGTTTCATATTTGTTTTTGTTTGTTTAGTGAGAAGAAGCAACTGGTGGTTAAAAAAATAATAAATGAGCTATGGTGATAATTCATATGGATCTATTCCTTATGGGGATGATTCTATAACAGGGGTTGTGATAAGGTTTATTAAGAACATTACAGCTATGTTTATATCTCCTGAAAAATTACACGGATTCTTTTCAAAGAAGAAAAGCGGGGAGTTTACATCAGAATGAGAACTACTATTTTTGTTTCTAATATGAAAACCGAAGAGTTCTTCTCTAAAGCAAAAGAGAGTATGTTTTTTGTAGAAGATAAAGAACATGAATTTAACTCAGAGGGAAATGAGGATAATATTTACATATCCCCTGATAAGATCAAGATATTTATTGCTAATAGGGAGCTATAACTTGCTAATTTATAAGTATAAATTATGAAAAATTTTATCCTCATATCGAATGGTCAGACTCTTCTTCCGGTAGTGAAACTAGAAGAAACGCCGAAGATTCCTATAGTTGAGTTTCCATCTTATCCAGAAAAGGCTAAAACAGTTGTTATGATAAATAAGGAAAACATGAGTAAATCCAATGCTTTCTTCAATTCTACAAGAGTAGAAAGACAAGAAATGTTGAAGAGTGCAGTTGAAAGTGTTAAATTTTTTGTAGAGGTTTTGAGTAAACACAATATAAAGAATAAGCTGTTTTTTAAGTCATTCATATCAAAATTTAATAACAAAGAGATTTTGGAAAAGTTCTTTGGCTTAACTGCTGATGAGTTTAATTCAGTATGTGGTTGCAAATTTGAGAATTATTTAAGAGTGGGATTTTCTAAAGATGCAAATTATGTGTGTTTTAACTATGCAGATAAATTCTTTTTTTCTTCTATAGACCAGAACATGCATCCTAGTAGAAAACCTAATTGGTCTTTACAATTAAGGGTTTGCAGGGGATTGGTGTTTGATCTTAATACCTGTGAGGTTGTTTCTTTCCCATATGAGAAGATTTTTAATACGGGAGAATATTTTGATGGTGAAGTAAAGAATTTGGCAAAAAAGATGGAAACTCAGGGTTTTGTGGCATCTGAAAAGATTGATGGAATCTTGATTCAGGTGTTTTATGATAAGTATTCCAAGGGTTTGCGTTTTGCAACCAGAGGTCAGTTCGATGAAGACGATAAGGGATATATTGAAACCGCTGCTAACATAGTGAGTCAAAATGGTAGAAATAGTAAGTTAAAAAAGTACTTATGTGAGAGTGAAAGACCATACTCTGCTATGTTTGAGCTTGTTGATCCAAAATATAGAGTAGTGGTGAAGTATGATAAGAGTGATCTTGTACTTCATGGAATCAGAAATTTAGAAGATTATTCTATGATTGGCTTCAAAGAAGTTCAAAGTATTGCTAAGAGTATGGGTTTTAACGCTCCAGATGCCCCTAGATTCAATAATTTTGAGGAACTGTATACTTTCCAGCAAACAGCCTCTGATGACGTAGAAGGCTTTGTTTTGCGTTTTGATGATGGTTCGATGGTTAAGGTTAAAACTGAGGCTTATTTTGGTAAATTGAAAGGTCTTAGGTCTTTATCATATCGTGCCATTGGAGAATCATTATTATTAGGGGCTGATTGGAATAAGTTTTTATGTGAACACATAAGGTCTGAAGAGCTTTTTCCGATGGCTAATAAATATAGAGCGAATCTGGTGAAAGAATCTGAGAAGCTTCACAGAATCATGGATCAGTTTGTTCATTATCTTTTGCTATCAACTAGATGGGTGATTTATGGTACAAAAGAAAAGGAACTTGCTAATTTTGAAATAATGTTTAAGTATGATAAATTGGTTAAGTCGGGAGAAATAGATTCTGAGAGAATAACTTTTGAAGATTTAAGAAGTGCTATAAACAATCTTGTGTATTATCAACTTAAGGGTGAAGAGAAATATGGAAAAATTTATAATAAGAAATTGATTGAGCTTTCTGTTAAAGCTCTGTCTGCCCCTGAAGATTGGATGGGCAATAAGCTGTTTGGAGACTTAAACTTGTCTGTTGGTGGTGGGGGAACTTCTGGTGCTGGTTTGGGAAGCATTGAAAATGATATAGGGAAAGTATATGAGATGGATAAGGAGGAAAAAGATAAGAGGAAAAATCAAAAAACATAGGTGACTAACATGGGAAAAACACTTAAAGACACTATGAGATGTGGTAAGATGATAGTGTTTGATAGTTGGCTTGCTAAAAATAGAAGAGCTTTTTGTATTGGGCTTAATGATGATGATTATATTATATATCGTGGATTTTTTGGCTTGAAAGTAGTGTCTAAGGAGATCTTTTTAAGTTTTGCTACGGTTATTGATGTATTTGATTATGAGTCGCCCATGAGTGTTATAGACGAATTTCATTTGAAAAAAGTTTATATGTTCAATAGAAGATTTTTATTCGAAAACAATAAAAAGGTCTGTTGTTTTGTGAAAGATCTTTTTTCTAGAAGGAATGTATAATGACTAACTTTATTTTTGTCAGAAAAGCTCAAGGTGTTCAGGGGAAGGTTGACCCTCCTTCGCTTAAATCCCCCACTAGTGCTCTTGGAATTGAGCGTCCTAATCATAAGTATATAAAACGTCAAGATTTAGGAAATGGTAAATATAAGTACATCTATGAAGAGAGCAAAGGGAAAAAGGCTCCTAATTCAAAAGATAATGAAATGATGGTTCAAGAGTTTAGATCTGCCATGAGTGAAAATAAACAATGGAAGAGATATGTTAAGTATTTTTCTTTGCCTGATTATAATAATGTGGCACAAGCTTTAGATCAGCGTGGTGAAGATATAACCCCTGAATCTTTTGTTAATGAGCTTGAAAATGCAAAACAGCACTTGGGAGTGAAGGCTTCTGAATATTTACCCATAGCGTCTTCCGCTAGAGAATTTAAGAAAATGTTTGCAGAAGCAGGAGATAGACCAGCATCCTATAACAAAAAAATTATGGGAACAAAAAATCAGCAAGAGGCTAAATAATGGAAAACTTTTATATTAAAGATAAAAAAGTAAAAACTATAATTACTTCTTTTACTTTGAGTAATGAAGAGTTTGCTACGAAAATAAGAGAAAAGTTTAATAAAGCAGGACAGCTATCTTCTGCTGCTGGTATGGTAAAAGAACTTATGATGTTGTTGGCTATTGATATTGGAGAAGGGCTTATACAAAGTACTGATGAGATTGTTATTAAAGCCTATGAGGGTTTTGGTACTCTGAGAAATTCTACTGATATTTGGAATAGAGAAACAGCTTTGCGTTTGGGACAGTTGATTGTGTCTATAGGGATTATGCAAAAGCTGGAAAATGGTCCAGAATTATTTAAGCTTCTTTTTGAACATACTGGTAAATGCTGGAATCAATATAAAAATGCTCTTGAAATGAAGACTGGAAGGAAAATAGACTATAAGAAGTTTAGAATAATTCCCACACATCAAGAGGCTGGTCAGCATGTAATAGTAGATGCTGTTATTACAAAAATTAATGATAAGGGTGAATATGATTTTATAGATGGGTTTTCTTTGAAGTTTAATGGGAAATCTAATAAAGATATATCTTTGAAAGAAGGAAGTTGGAAGAGCAATGTTTGTTCTTACTATCAAGTTTCTGGAAGTGAAAAAATTCAAGAACTAGGGAGAAAAATAGAAGAAATTTATAATGTGGCTAAAGCAGAGCAAGAAAAAAAGCATTGGGATACTGAAGGTTTTGTTAAAGTAGTTTCCGGTAGAGTCAATGCCTTGTATGAAAAGAGTTTTGGGTTTGATCAGTATGATGATGAAACAGGTGAGGATAATAGAACCTTAGACCAGATGTACCTTATGGAAGATTTGTATTCTGTGATGGTAGAAAGGTTTAATACTTTCCATGATGATGTTAGATTTAAGGATGTTATTCTTACTGTAACTAGCATTAATCCTGATGATTCTGTTAATTTTTATCAGACAAAAACTTCTGAGTTAAAAAAGAGTTTGGCAAAGTGGTTAGAAAAAGGTCCGATGTATATAAGAATGAAGAAGGCTCAATCTTATAAAGGTGCTGATGGGAAAATTTACTGGTCACATAATCCGATGGAGTTTGTTGGTGGTCCTGCTGAAAGCCAGAAAGTTTGGTTAAGACAGGAGGTTAGATCTTCTTCTAAGATTGGTGTTAAAATAAGATCACCTTTTAATTTCATGAAGTATTTGTTTGAAATGGCAGACAAGAAGGATCAAAAGAGTAGAGCCTCTTATGAGATTATTGAAAAAATTAGTGGGTTTATTCCTACAACTTCAATTGTTTTGAAGGGATCACAATATAGTGAAGGATTGTCTACTGGAAAGATTGTTCTAGGTTTATATAGACCCGGAAGCAAATACAAAAAGAAAATTGTTACATCATCTGGTCAAGTGAAATATCTGTATAAAAAGAAGGATGGTGAAGAGGAGCCAGAACAGAAGAAAGACCAAATTTCCGAAAGAAAAGAGGCTTTCAATATGAAAACAGACTCTGTAGAAAAGGACTACAAGGCAATATTTCAGCAAGCGTATAATGAAATACCGGAAGAATTTTTTTCTAATATAGATGCTGGAGTTTCGTCAATCCGTATAACAGAGGATTCAGAAACCTTTTTTGACTTTTTAGGGGCTTCTAGTAATCAAAGACAGAATGCTGAATTTGGAGCAGCTTCAGGAACTTATAATGTTTCAAAGGGAAAAATAGCGTATAATATTGCTAACTTTCCTGAAGATATTTCAGACATTGTTAAGAAAAGAACCATGCTTCATGAAGTTGGACATGCTTGGTTTTTTGGTACTATGAGAATGAAAGAAAAGAAACCGATGAGACAAGATGAGTTTAAGGAATTAGATAAAGCATATGTAAAGGGAAGTGTAAAGTTCATTGATCAATTTGGTAAGATAGATAAAGAGATGAGAAAAGGTATTGATGAGCAGCTTGTAGAACTCAAGGGTGATGATAAAAAAGAGGCTTGGATCGCTAAAATGTCAGAAGCCTTCATTGATTATTATGCTGCTAAGGATGAAATCGAAAATTTTGCTCAATGTTTTGCTTACTACTTTGTTCTGAAGGAGGCTTTACAAAAAAAGTGTCCTGATATTTATAAGCACTTTAATCAATTTTTTAAGAAATATTCGGATTAGTTTATGAATTCTGGAGTTTATAAAATAACAAATGTTGTTAATAATAATGTTTATATTGGTAGTACTGTTAATATTGGTAATAGATGGAGAGAGCATAGAAGAAAATTAAATAGTCAAATACATAATAACAAATATTTACAAAGAGCTTGGAATAAATATGGTTGGGAAAGATTCAGGTTTGAGATTCTTGAATCTGTTCTTAAAAAATCAAATCTTTTAGATAGAGAACAGTATTATTTAGATTTGTTTAATCCAGAATATAACATCAGAAAGATTGCAGAAAGCAATTTTGGGATAAGGCATTCAGAAGAAACAAAGTTAATGTTTTCAAAACAGCGAAGTGGCGAAAAAAATCCAATGTATGGAAGGCATCATACTAAAAAGACTAAAAAAATGATAGGTTTGAAAAGTGTAGGCAGGAAAGGTGGAGGAAGAACGAAAGGATGCATTCCTTGGAACAAAGGTCTTACACAAGAAAACGATGAAAGAGTAAAAACAAACATTGAAAGAATGGCTAAAACCAGATACGGAGTTAGATAATGAATTATGAAGAGTTTGGTGGGAACATAGAGGGGTTTTATTATTCTAAATTTATGGAAAAAGAAATAGCTGATAAACACAGACAAGAAGAAGAGCCAGAGAAAAAGGGAGTTGTAAAAAGTCATGGGACAGAAGAAGGTAAGAAATTGGATACTAAATAACCCGTTTTTTTGTACAAAAGGGCAATTTAGTAAATCTGCTTTTATTGCTATGAATACTTGGGTTGTAGTAATGATTAAGTATTTGATAAGTGGAATGTCTTTTAGCTATACGAAGGCTCCATCGTTTGTTTCTGGAATAATGATTCCAGCAAGCAATATAACATATACTGTAAGGTTTGATTCTGGAGAGGCTGTAGCTTTGTTAACTCTTGTTTTTGGATTATACTTTGGTAATAAGTTTGCTCCGCAGCAACAAAGTCAGGAAACAGTAAAAACAATGCAAAGTTCTGAAACTATTTCCACATCGTCAGTACCGCCAGTGCCATTACTTCCAACCAATAAACCATAAGGAATGGGAATTGTTATGACTATAGTTAAGCGTGGTAATAAGTTTAGGCTGATTTCTGGAGAAGGAAAAAATCTTGGTGAATCTGATACTAAGGCTGGTGCTGAACATAGGGAAAAGCAAGTACAATATTTTAAGCATGCAAAATGTATAATAGATCCTGAGCTTGTGAAACAGCAAAAATACCAGCCTGTTATTTTTCAAGGCAAAGATGCTGCTTTAGGGGATAAACCAGATAAAGATTTTCCTTCTACTCCTTTGGCTTATGATCTAAAAGATGTGGCGCAGCCAGAATTTCCTTCTGCTCCTTTTTCTGGACAACCTTATGCTCAATCTTTTCATAATCCAACTGCTGGACAAGGAAACGATCCTGATATACAACATAAAGGGAGCGATTTTAACAATTCACATTCTTCTGTGATTGGTGATTTTGCTTCTGTTCAACCCTCAGATGGGAGCATGGAAAAGAATTCTACTGGAAGAGGTAGAACTTTAGTTGAACCCGCTGCTGATTTGAAAGAAGGGCATGTTAAGCCAATAAAGAGATCTAAATCTATTAGAGAAAATTCAATGACAGCTACAGGTGTTGGAGGACAGACTTCAGACTTTAGTAGGTCTA